AGCTAGACTCCGCCGTGTAAATGCCGAAAATTGGGGGGTCTTTCTGACATTAAAATTCTGGCAGACTGATTTTAGGCTAAATGCGTGTCCAGGTTCTACCCTGTTTGATAGCTTTTACTATATGGTAGGTGGTATCCACTGCAGCCGCAATGTGTGTCATTGGCATATCAGTTTTTAGCAAATGCTTAATAGCTCTGGCTTTGATTTCATCTATCTTTGACTGCCAGTGTTCTGATCCGTACCGCTGATTGTTACGTCCTAGATTATAAGTGTGCTTATTATTCTGCTTGATAGTACACCACTCAAGGTTAGAGATTTGATTATTAGTTACGTCAGCATCTAAATGGTTTACAGCTGGGTAATTATTGGGGTTAGGTATGAAGTGAATGGCTACAAGCCTGTGCGCACGCCAGTATTTTGCTTTTCCTAATTTGCATAGTCTTACATACATATAGCCGTCAGTGCCGCAGTATTGCTTGAGTAATTTACCTACTCTTTTTCTGGCAACACCACCACTCATAACCATTCTAGGCACTGATCTAACTTGCCCCATGTTACTAATTTGATAGTAGCCTTTATAGCCCTCTATATCTTTCCATACTTCCATAATGTACCTCTGATTATTAACAACACCATTTTAGCACAGCAAACTTATGGTAAAATAATGCTTATGAAAGGCATGACCGTAACATTTATCAAAAAGGTTGCTGCCGGTACGGATGATTTAAACAATCCTACCTACACTACCCAGAGCATCAGCATTGATGATGTGTTGATTGCGCCAATTACTGAGCCAGCCAATGCGCGTGAGACTCAGGCGCTTGAGCAGCAACGGGATCAAGTCCGGGTGCATCTACCAAAAGCTACCAATCAGGATATTAGTGACTCTTCATTTGTTTATGACGGCAAGACATTCAAGGTGGATAGTGATAGTGTTAAGTTTATGGATGAAAACACCCCCACGCGGTGGAATAGGTACTTAAGGGCGGAATGTGTAAATGGATGATGTAGAGGTAATAGTCATAAACTGGCTTAACAGCATACTAGGCGCTGACTGGTCAGCTAGTGGCAATAAGCCAAAGAATACGCCAGACAAATATGTGCTGGTAGATCGCACCGGCGGTCCGCGTGTTGCTATGGTGTTGGATGCCGCGCAGATACTCATTGAGGTGTACCACAAATCTAGCCGGTCAGATGCAAAGACCAAAGCCAATGAGATTGCTGACCGCGTGCCAGAGCTAAAAGCCTACGCCCATAATGTCACCACCGCACAGGTTAATTCTGTTGTTCATTTACCTGACCTAATTACCGGCTATGAGCGCTATCAGGTCTACTGTGATATAGCGGTACGGCGCTAGCGCATAAAATACTTGTTCAATTAAAAATACTTATGGTATATTAGTAGCAAGTCAGAAAAACGGTTTAACTCACCGGCTCAAATGAAAGGGGAAGAGGGGAAATGGCTGAATACTTTAAAAAAGACGGCGAAAACTATGTGCCAGTAGAAGATAAGCTACTGTCACAAGAAGAGGTAGATAAAGTTGTTGAGTCACGCCTAGAGCGTCAGAAAAAGCAATTTGCGGACTATGACGATCTAAAAGAAAAGGCTGGCAAACTGGACTCTATCAACGCGGAATGGGAAACGAAGCTTAAGACAGTGGGTGATGAAAAGTCAGCCCTGGAAAAAGATTTAGCTTCTGCAAAGCTTGAGACTGTAAAGATCAAAGTTATGCACGAATTCAAGTTGTCTGATGACCTGTCTGAATTCATTAACGGAACTGATGAGGACACAATCCGCAGCCAGGCTGAAAAGCTATCAAAGGGTGTGGGCGGTGCATCAGTGAAGATTGATAAGACACCAAAGCCAGAGGATAAAAAGAACTCTGACATTAAAAAGGTCACTAAGGGATTGTTCAGCAAGAATTCTGACGATTAAAAACCATTTTAATTGTTATAAGGAGAGACCATATTATGGCTTCTGCAACCCCCCTACGCACTAACGTGCTTAACCTAGCAAACCACCAGGGTAAGACATGGCGTAAAAATATTAGAGGTGGTGTTTTGGCTAAGCTTACCCCAGGTGAGCCAGAGCTAAAAGTAGGTAGCACAGATCACTTTGTGTTTACCGGCACTCCAAAGGCTCAGTTAGTTGGTGAAAGCGCTAACAAAGAGTCAATGAGTGGTGTACCTGGTAAGAAAACGGTACGCACCTACAAAGTGCAGATCACTTACCGCTTTAGTAACGAAGTCCAGTGGGAAGATGAAGATTACCAGACTCAAATTGTTGAGAACTTGGTAGCTAATGCTGCAACAGCTATCAGCCGCGCCCTTGACTTGCTTGCAATTCATGGCGTAAACCCTGCTACTGGTGATACTGGTGCAGTCACTGATTACTTCAATAAGAGTGGTAATGACGTACACCGCGTTACCCGTACTGCTGATGCACGGGCAGACATTGAAAGTGCTGCATCATTGCTGCAAAGCAGTGGCTACACAGCTACTGGTATTGGATTTGATCCAGTATTTGCAGGTCAGCTTGCACGCTCAAAGGATCAGGACAAGCGCCCACTCTACCCAGAGCTTGGACTTGGCTTTGCCTTTGACAACTTCCAGGGCTTAAATGCCGCTTCTAGCGACACTGTATCTGGTAGGCAAGAGCTTGATTCTGAAGATGCAACCCTTAATGCCATCATGGGTGACTTCAACGCATTCAAGTGGGGTATCGCACGCGACATGCCACTTGAGTTGATTGAGTACGGTGATCCAGACGGTAATGGTGACCTTAAGCAGACTAACGAAGTTGCAATCCGCGCTGAGTCAGTCATTGGATTTGGCATCATGGATGACACAGCATTTGCGCTTATTGACGGCGTAGTCCCTAGCTCCTAGTAGCTAGCATCCTAAAAGTAAAAGCGCTCCATACGGGGCGCTTTTATTATGGTAGAATAAGGTTATGGCAAAAAAACTATATCCATTTGTAAACAAATACTCTGGTGAGGTCAAAATATTGACCAAAAGCAGCGGTAAGAAGCTCAGTGAAGATTGGGCTAGGGCTAAGATGGCTGTTAATGACAAGGGTGAGGATGTATTTAGATTTAAAATAGCCACATCATTTGTTGATAAAAACGGCAAAACTCAGACTGGCACAGCCATTGTAGATATATCCGAAGTAGAAGCCGCAGAGGTAGCAGAAGATGGCAACGGAAGCGCAGCGTAAATATATTGCTGATCTAGCAGTCATTAAGACCAAAGAATTTAAAGAGGTCAAAGAGATGCTGGTAGCCAGTGGCATTGTGGGTGAGAATGCTGAAACAGTGCAAAATGCCCAGAGCATTGCTGAGATTACCCACGCCCTGGATGATCTGCAAGCTTCACGCTTCATAGATGTACTGATAGCCACCAAAACACCAGCACGCGGCAGGGCTTACTCACAGCGCCGGGTAGAGACTACTGTACGGGTGCTGGATGATATTAAAGATACCATTGATAATTGGGAGTTTTAGGGAATGGATTACGCCAAACTAAACCGCACCATATTAGCTAAGGTAATGGCAGCACTCAAGCTGATAAATAACCCAGAGATTGACCCTGAAATACGCCAGCTTAATCAAGAGATATTATTTAGGGAAGTGGGCGCAGCAGTCTATGCCAAAGTGTATGACATGAATGCCTTTGACTTTGAGATTGAGTATACACGCGGTCCAGGCATTGATGATAGATACTTGGGATTAGCTAAAGTGGCATCAGCAAGTGTTGCCACCGGCACGCTGGGGCTTGATGAATATGTTAAAAACTACCTAGATCACGTAGCAGCTAAAGCTCAGTATGATGCAGCTGTAAATGCTAAGCAGTCTGGCAAGCGCACTGTGGTGATCCGTAAGACAAACGGTGAGACCTGCAAATGGTGTACATCATTAGCTGGTACATACGAAAACCCAGACAGTGAAGTATTTAGACGGCATGGTGGCTGTGATTGCTCAATCATCACTCAGGGCTACCGCAGCCGTAATGGATTACTTAATAACTATGTCAAACCAAAAGACCGCTGAGATAGTCCTAGAGGGTAATGTACCTAGCAAAAAGAATTCACGAATAAACCTTAAGTCAGGTGTATCAATTCCGAACAATAAATTTGTTCAATGGCAAAACATGGCAATCATAGAAGTGCGCCGTCAGACTAGGGTGCGCTTTTATAAACCGGTCCAGCTTGAGGTGATTATATATTTTGCGACATTAGGAAAAGCTGACCTAGATAATAGATTAACCAGCATTTTGGATATGTTAGTAGAGTCCTTAGTGATCCGTGATGACAAATGGCAGGATGTACCGCTTATTAAAGTGCAGGCAGAACACCGCCCCCGGCAACCTGGCGCATTTATAAGGCTTACAGAGATAGACTGACGTTGCATTGCACTTATGCTACAATGACAATATCTGATATAATATCATCAATATAAATCTACGCGTACGGCGCGGCAAATACCGGCTTAAAAGGATCAGCAATAGGAAATGCAGCCGGAACAAAACCCAATCGTAGATCACGCATACAGATTAGCAAACAAGCTGATCTATTGCCTGGAGTCAAAGCAGGCAAAAGTCCAGGACAAATATGACTATTACAACGCTGATAATGATGTGCCAGATTTTGGCATATCTACCCCTATGCGTATGCGCAAATTACGCCCTGGCATTGGCTGGGCAAGCCGCGCAGTTAATACACTAGGTGACCGTGTAGTATTTGAGGGCTTTGCTAAAGACACATTTGGCATCAATGAGCTACTTGAGCAAATCAATGGATTTAGCGTGCTGAGCAAGGCAAAAGATGATGCCCTGATTGCTGGCTGTGCATTTGTGGCTGTGGCTGATGATGAAAACGGTAACAAGGTACTCATACCATTCACAGCGCAAGAAGCTACTGGTGAGATTGACCAGACTACTGGACTGCTTAAGTGGGGCTTGGCTGTTACTAAATGGCATATCCCTAAGCCTAAAAAGCCTGGCATCATGTATGCACCAAAAGACTATATTGTATTTACTCCTGACTTTACATTTGTATTTGAAAACCGCAGCTTAGTAGAAGTAGTACCAAACCCTACAAAGCGTACCCTGTTGCATCCAGTAACGCGCCGGGCAAGCGCTGACCGCCCACTAGGTAAATCACGCATTACAAACACTGCACGCAGGATCATTAACGAAGTAGGGCGCATGAAGCGCCGCCTAGAGATTGCGGAAGAGTTTTATGCTATGCCACAGCGCTACATTACTGGTCTGGCTGAGGGTGCTGAAAAAGACCCTACTATGGACAGTGCCATAGGGCGCGTATGGGCAATTACCCAGGATGAAGAGGGCAATAGCCCTGATATTGGACAGCTACCACAGCTGAGCATCCAGGGCTTTGAGACCAGCAAAAAAGATAAAGCCCGTGACTTCTGTGCTGAGACTGGACTTACCATGCGTAACCTGGGCTATGAGACTCAAAACCCATCAAGCGGTGAGAGCCTAGTAGCAATGTCAGATGATCTGTTATTGGAAGCTCAAAAAACCCAGGAAGAGATGGGCAAACAATTCAAAGAGATTTGTATTACCCTACGCCTGGCACTCAATGGCAATGATGAAGTACCAGCGCACCTCAAAGAGATTATACCGGCATTTAAGCCAATCTTTGCGGTAGATATTGGTCCAGCTGGTGATGCAATGTTTAAGCTATTCCAGGCAATGCCAGAACTTGTAGGCACTGTTGAGGGCTACCGCATGCTGGGTATTGGTATTAGGCAAGCAGAAGAGCTTGTGCAGAAGCGTCAGCAGTTAGGCGCAGCAAGCTTTATGAATAATGGAGGGCAACAGTAATGGCAGGCGTAACTACACCGGTAGTATCACCAAACCCATACGCTAATGCGGATGATCTAGCGGCTTTTTGGCGTACACTCACAGAAGCCGAAGCCAGCCGTGCTGATGATTTGCTGACGCGTGCCAGTAACCGCTTACGGCTCACCGGTGAGCGCGTAGGTGTTGATGTTGATGACAAGGTTAATAACAGCCCTGCATACTTCTCTACTGTCCAATGGGTAGTCATGGAAGCCGCTAAGCGTGCCATGCTTACGCCTATTGATGCGCCACCAGCAAACAGCATCCAGCAGACTGCCGGTCCATACTCTGAGAATATTGTATTTACTAACCCTGCTGGTGATCTGTGGTTTAAGAAGTCAGAGCTGCATGATCTGGGGCTTTACGGCAACCAGACATTAAAAGGCTTAAGTACTAGCCAGCGTGATATATATAGCCCTTATGAAAGCTCATAGCCATGCTAGAATTATTTGCATCTACCACTGCCAGTGATCCGGCAAACAATGTATTTAGCTATTACTTCACTCAGGGCGTGCTAGGCATAACGGTGATAGTATTGATCCTAACGGTCCGCTTTATGTTTACCTACTACAATAAGAAGCTTGATGACAAAGACCTCAAGATTGAAGCGTTGCAAAATGCCCGGCTTGATGACAATAAAACTCATACAGTGGATTACCGTGAGATGGCGAAAAATGACCAGGCGGTACTGTTAGGAGTTGCACAGTCTCAAGAGCTACTTAGTGGTAAAATAGAAGCCGTAAAAGGCAGGCGGTAATATATGAGTTGGTTTAAGCGCAGTAAGAAGCAGGAAGTGCCACCAGTGGTAATAGCACCACCCCCTACCAGCCGTGTAGAGGTAGAATTACATAAGGATGCCAGTGAAAAAGCCGCGCAAAAAGCTATGATAGTTAATGAACACCTTAAAGACCTATTGGTAGAAAACGGCATAACCCTTAAAATAGCATTAGCGGCTGGCGCACAGATACATCACAAAAAAAGAGCAAGTAGTGCTATAATACAAGCATAAGCAGAGCCACCAGTGAGGTGTGTTGTGCCGCAAACAGTAGACAAAGGTTACATCTATGAATGACTCCAGTAACGTGTCATTTGGTAAGCCAAAAGCCACCGGTGCGCTTTTTGTAGCGCCTGCTGGTACTACACTGCCTACTAACGCCACTGATGAGCTAGATCCAGCTTTTAGCGGCTTAGGTTACGTCAGTGATGAGGGCTTGGTCAATGGTGTAGAGACAGATGTAGAGGATGTGTATGCGTGGGGCGGTGACAACGTGTTGTCAGGTCAAACCACCTACTCTGAAAACTTTACATTTAATCTCATTGAGACCAATTTAGAAGTAGCGAAATTGTACTACGGTGAGGATAATGTCATTGAAGATGGCGAAAACATCACAATCAAGGCAAACAGCAAGCCGCTGCCAGAGATTGTGTTTGTAGCTGAGCTGGTACTTACCGGCAACCGCGTAAAGCGTGTTGTGGTAGGGCGTGGTCAGATCGCAGATCGCAGTGGCGAAATCACTTATGTAGATGGTGAGCCGGTTGCATATCCAATCAACCTACGCGCTTACCCAGATGCAGACGGTGACACTCACAAAGAGTACATCACTACAATCGCATCATCTTAAGCGGTTTACCAAAGCAAGAGCGCCCGGCACTATGCCGGGTGTTTTTGTTTGTGCTACAATATGCTTACAGTTAAATAAAGGATTGGAGCAATCACAATGGCTGAAAACACAGCAGAGAATAGCACTGTAAAAGAGATTGAAGTAGCAGGCGTAAAATTCACAGTTGATACTGACCGCCTGGATGACGTAGAGTCACTTGAATTCATTGAGCGTATTGAAAACAAAGGGCAGGTTGCTGCCGTATTGCCACTGCTAAAGTTCATCATGGGTGATAAGGCATTTGAAGAGCTTAAGGCTGCATTTATTAAGCAGGATGCAGAAGAGCATAAAGACGTAGAGGGCTATCAGCCGCGCATGCGCATGGGCAAGCTTAATGATGTCTACATGGCAATCATTGAGAAATTTGACCCAAAAGGCTAGCGCTCATACAAGTACGCCGTGAGTACTTTGACGAACTAGAAGCGGATTTTCACCAATACTACCACCTAGATATTACGGCTGTTGATCGCAGGAAAGCGGCGCGGTTGCTATTCCAGCTACCGCGTGACAGCCGTGTATTTAGGAAGATTGAGCCAGCCACTGAGTGGGGCTATACAGAGATTTTTCAAAATAAAATGGTCTGGCTACTTGAGACACTTGTATGGCAGAACTCTACACCATCTAAAAAGGCTGAGCAGGCGCAGCATAAGCTACTTAAACCAGAATTATATACACCTAGCTTTATGAAGAAGAGCAAGCCTAAAGAGGGCATTGCAAAAGACACTGTGGCAGCTGATGTAGAGACCATAAAAGCCATCCTAGATAGACCGCGAAACTAGCAAAAACCACTCCCCTGCTGGCTTTTTTAGGCAAAATATGGCATTGTAGGCAATACAACAATTAACAGGGGTGGTGACCACTCCCCTGCCCTATCAACATTATTTTTACAGCCTGTCAAACACCTTGACGGCTTTTTTTATGGCAAACACATGGCAGAGTAGGGGAGTGCCTAATAGTAACCACCATTACGCGTGAGGTATACTATAAGCATGAGCAAAGATGTGAGCTTCCAATTAGACACTAAAGGCGGTCAGGATGTGCTGACAAAAATGGCAGCGCCAGTCATTAAACAAGCCGCAGATGCCATAGCTGCAAGAGCCAGGGGCATGGCTGGTAGCATGTCTAGCAGTCCGCCTAATATTGCAGTTACTACTCAATTTGGTACGATCCGGCGCGGTACGCGTGCCATAGCTACAATCCGCGCAGACGGTGGCGGTGATGCCCATAAGCAATACATTGGCAATGTGGCTTTGGCAAAAGCGCGTGACGCTGGGCGCGTATAACAGCTTATGGTATAATTTGCCATATAAGTACTACGCCTACGGTTGCGGTAAAACTGGCTTTAAGAAAAGGTAGCAAACCAGCAACACAATGGCAGATTTAGGAACAGCATACGTCAGAGTAGCCCCGAATATGACGGGCATCCAGTCCAAAATAGCGGCTGGATTTAAAGGTAGTGCCGGTCCTGCCACCAAAGCACTAGGTGATGAAGTAGAGAGCAATAGCGGTCCATTCCAGGGCGCACTAAGCAAGCTGGGTGGATTTGCTAAGGGTGCAGGTATTGCCATTGCAGGCGGCTTGGCTGCTGGCGCAGTAGGGCTTGCAGCGCTGACTGGTAAGGCTCTACTAGCAGGTGCTGAGCTTGAGCAGCAGCTTGGCGGTGCAGAAGCAGTATTTGGTCAATATGCAGACTCAATCAAAAAGACCGCAGAGGATGCCTATAAAAATGCCGGTCTATCACAGCAGGAGTTTTTGCAGGGCGCTAACAAAATGGGGTCACTCTTCCAGGGAGCAGGCTTTAGTGTCCAGCAATCAATGCAAATGTCCAGTGAGTCAATGCAGCGTGCAGCTGACATTGCATCAATCATGGGTATTAGCACCACAGATGCCCTAGAAGCCGTCACCGGTATGGCTAAGGGCAACTTCACCATGATGGATAACCTGGGTGTTGCCATGAATGACACCACCCTAAATGCCTATGCGCTTGAAAAGGGATTAGGTAAGACCACGCAGCAAATGTCTATCCAGGAAAAGGTGGGCTTGGCGCAACAGCTCTTCATGGAAAAGACCGCAAAGTATGCTGGTAACTATGCCAAAGAAAATGAAACATTATCAGGTAGCCTAAATACCACCAAAAAGGCATTTGATAATCTACTTACTGGTCAGGGTGATGTAAATGACTTTATTGATAGCCTGCTAAACACCATAGAGATAGCAGTACCGCAAATCACAAAGATATTGCCTAAGATCGTAGATGGGCTTGGCGCTGTGCTGACCGCCTTAGTACCTGCCTTACAGCAAGCCCTCCCTACCCTAGTACCAGCGCTTATTAAGGCAGCAACTGATTTAATCCAGGCGCTGGTGAATGCAATGCCTACTGTGGTCAGTGTCCTATTGCAAGCACTGCCAATGCTTATAAACGCATTTATTCAGCTCTTCCTAGCCATTGTCAAAGCACTACCGCAAATAGTCACCACAATAGCCAATGCCATGCCTACAATCATCACGGCGCTTGTGGAGGGGCTTACTAACCCAGAAGCATTACAGGCATTGATCCTGGGCGCAGTAGAGCTACTGCTTGCCCTGGTCCGGGCAATCCCTATCATCATCCCTGCCCTTATTGATGCAATACCAATCATCCTAAAGAACCTGATAGCAACACTTACCAGCGCCACATTCATTAAGCAGATGATGAATGCCGGTGTGCAAATGCTACAAGCTACCATCAGCGGTATTGCCAGCATGGTAGGCTCAATAGGCAAAGCTGCATGGAATATCATTAAGGTGATTGGTGAAACATTAGCGCCTAGCAACCTAATCCGTATTGGCTCAGATGTCATTAGGGGCTTATGGGATGGTATCAGTCAAATGGGCAACTGGCTCAAAGACAAGGTAGTAAACTTTGTCAAAGACAAAATCCCTGGTCCAATTAAATCAGCTCTGGGCATCCATTCACCATCAAAGGTTGCTGCTGGGCTAGGTATGGAAGTACCGGCTGGTCTGGCTCAGGGTATATACAAAAAAGCTGGTCTGGTAACCCGTGCGGTAACTGGCATGGCAAATGAAGCTATAAGCAGTCTAGCTGGAGCTACCATGAATGCTGATATTGCAGGTACGTTACGCGCATCTGGTGCAGTGAGCGCAGCACAGCCAGTAATGGCAGGTGCTGGCGGTCCGCAGGTAGTCCAAAACAATAGCATTTATAACCAGGTTGATTTAGACTCAGTAACAAGGGATTTGGCATGGGAAACAAGGCGTTAATATGAATATATCACTAAACAATTTACTAAATCTAAGCTCTTACGCAAATGGCGGTCCATACATCATCAAAGGTGTTAGTGGCTTAGGTATAGCTGATATACGCACTTCTAGCTTCCTATTTAGTGGGCGCTCAGGTGGTCTAGTCACAGATCAATTCTTAGGCTTCCGCATCATTGCCATTACCGGCAAAATAGGGCGCGTAGGCGGTGACCGGCAACAGCATCAAGCTGACCGCAGTGCAATGGTAGCTGCTTTGCCTATTGGTACTGTAATACCGGTGTATATTACTACATTTAGCGGTGATACCTACCGTATTGATTGTAATGTCACTGATGTAAAGATGGAGTATACCCAGGGCGGCTATATGAGTGACTTTTTAATCCAGCTAACCGCAGGTGACCCATTATTTTACTCAACTGATGGCGGTGATGAGCAGACTGCAACTGTTACGCTGCAAGCCGCTACTGGTGGCTATGAGACACCGTATGATCTGCCAGTGGATTGGCTACCAGGTGCAACACCTAGCACTGTGCTTAACTCTGGTACTGCTACAATCTTCCCTGTTATTGAGCTTAAGGATGAAGCCCACAATCCGCGCATTACAAATGAGACTACTGGTGAAACATTTGCCCTAGACATAAGCATTGAGGATGGTGATGTCATTACCATAGATATGGCAAACCGTACCGTAACACTTAACGGTAGCAATATCATGGGTAACCGCACAGATGACTCTACCTGGTGGGGTCTGACTCCTGGTAACAACTCTATTGTGCTAACAAGTGTAACAAGTGATGACCATGTATATGCTGATCTGACATGGCGTAACGGGGTATTAGGTATCTAGTATGCAACCAAAATATGAATTAGAGCTATGGATCAATAATGTGCAGGTGGGTGATATTAGCAGGCTGGCACAAAATCGCAGCTTTAGTATCAAACGCAATGACCGTGAAGAGCTGAGCTTTGATTTGGATGGCAAAGCATTTGAAGCATATTGTGCGACATTAGGCAGTGAGCCAGTAGAGGTACTTGAACCCTATATCACTGATGTCAGAGTAAAGCGCAACGGTGCTTATTTGTTTGGTGTGCAGGTAGTAGACATGGAGTATAGCTTTAATGAAGCAGGAGCTAGCGTAAAGGTGCGCTGCACTGGCTTCCTAGATTTGATGATGGATCGCTATGTCACCATAAGCTACTCCCAGGTAGATGCAGCAGCTATTGCGCGTGACCTGATTGCTGAGACACAGGCATTGATGGGTGATTTTGGCATTACTAACGGTGTGAGTCAGGATGCTGGTGTATTGCGTGACCGTAACTATGTAGATCAGAATGTCAAAGATGGCATCATTAACCTCACTAACCTTAGTGATGGTACTTTTGACTTTAAGTTTTTGGCAGATCGGACATTTGAAACATATACCAGTATGGGTACTACCCGTGATAATTTTAAATTCACCTATCCATACAACGTAAAGAGTATGACAGTGCCGCGCACAGCATTGAATTTATACAACTACATCATTGCACTAGGTAGCGGATTTGGTGAAGAGACATTACGCAGTGAAGCTGGTGATACTGCTAGCCGGTTAAACTATGGTACGCGCCAAAAAATAATTAGCTACAATTCTGTCAGTGACCAGAACACGCTAGACCAGCATGCAGTAGGTGATGTGCTACTGAGTAAAGATGTTTTGATGCTACCTAAGCTAAAGGTTAGTGGTGAATTCTGTGATTTAAATACTATATGGGTAGGTGACCGCATCCCGGTTAGCACTCAGGGCTATACTTCCCTACCACTGGATGGAATGTTTAGGATTGAACAAATAAATTGCTCACTTGATCCAAATGATGCAGAAGATATTGATTTAATAGTAGACAATTATGGCTTATGACAAGATTAAACATGATACCGGAGCAACAATTTGCTGAGGATTTTAGGCAATTACGCCGTGATATTGAAGAGATAAAGCAAGCGCAGCGGATAGGGCGTGACATTATGCGCCCTAGAATTGTAGAGTGCTTAGACGGTAATGGTAATCCTACGCCGTATGATCTAGTTACCGTACCTGATGGATTTGGTAGCGGTACAAGCTTCACCGCCACATTTACAGCAGATAATCAGCAAGAACCCTGGGGGACATTATTTGTAAAAGCTTTTTACGGGTCACCAGGCGTACCAGTGCAAGATGGTCAAATGAGCGGTGGCTTTTATCTTAGCCAGAACAATACTAACCCTGGCACTATTGCTTATAGGGGGTCTATTGGTACGGCGGTGTTTATGGACACCACCTTGCTATATTTGAAGTTTTACATGTACGCCACAGATACGGGCGTGCTGGAAGTAATACCGGAGCTTATAACATGAACCCAGACATTATTTATAACCAGCTAGCAGTAGAGCTTAAAAGTTTTGAGGATCAAATCCGCGAACTTAAGCAAAAACAATTCACTGGCACTGATACGGTCCAGACTTATGTAAATCAAAATAGCGGCTGGGATCTGGACTGGACACCTACCTGGTCAAGCCCCCAGGTATCTGCAAGTAAAGATTTTAGTGTGCAGTTTTTGGCTGATACTCAGGATGCGCCAGTAAACAGTATGCGGTATGAGATTTTAATAGATAATAGCGTGGTATTCACTACCGCCACATTTAATGACCATCCCCAGGATGTAGCCGTATTAGGCTATGTACATGATAGCTTTTTGACTTACGCAAACCTACAACCACAGCCGCGCCTAGATGGGTGGTATTTTAACGTGACGGCTTACCGGAGTGGCATGAATATAAAAGTAAGGTTTATAGTAGACAGTACGGACACGGGTACAATAACTGCGGTAGAGATTTAGTATGAATAGGCAAGATATTGAGACATTGCAGCAACGTGTAAGGGAAGCCATGCGCACGCTAGAAGAGCTTAAGAAAACACCGCAAGCCGTAGCAGGTGATAGCTGGGTATTTTACCGCCATGATGCCGCGCCAGAGTGGGATTTTGAAGTACACAATGTCACTGACCCTAGTTACAAAAAAACCTACAAAGTAACCTATGAAGTACCTGATCCATCACGCGGATTTATAAATTGGTTTTACTTCTATGAATTTGATACTGAGATGCAGGACATATCATTTTACACTGATCCTGTGGCTGACGATCCGTATAGCTTCTGGCTTACTATAAAACATGTGGATTACAATAGTGATCCAGCTGGGATTAAAATGCGCTTCCTGATTTTTTCACCACAAAAAGGCAATCTGGTATTTAATGAGCAATAATTGTAGTATAATAGGCATAAGGATTTAGACTATGAGTTTAGCAACAAGCAACAGAGATGGCGGTAGGACTAACGAAGCAGGACACTTAAGAGGTGTCACTAAAGGCTTCCTGGGGCGTGTACTCAGTGGCTTAGATGTCAGCCAGCGTGGTGCTGGCGCAAATATGAGTGTAGATGTAGCCATTGGTGATGCTATAATCCAGCGCTCTGACGGTACTTATGGTCACCCTGCCTGGAATGACGCAGTGTATAACCAGGCTATTGCCGCAGCTGACGGATCAAACCCGCGCCGTGACATTATAGTAATGTATATTGACTACGGTGAGACACCTAGCACCGGTGTAGCTAACAACACCAATGGCGTAGTAAAGATTACTAGCGTATCAGGTACTGCCGCAGGTAGCCCTGTTGATCCTAGTGATGCTACTATCCAAAGCTCAGTAGGCTCTGGTAACCCATTTATTAAGCTGGCGCGCGTGAGGGTGGCGGCTGGCGCTACATCAATCAGTAACTCAGTAATTGATGATTTACGCCTAATGGCAACCGCAGTAAATCAAGGTGGCTGGATACATGATGCAGTATATAGCTGGGTATATGGCAGTGCTACTACTTTTACTATTGCCGGTGTTGATGCCACTGCACAATTCCCGGTAGGCACGCGCTTGCGTGTTTATCAAGGCGGCTCACTTAAGTACTTTATTGTTACTGGCGCTACATTCAGTACCAATACTACGGTTACTGTGACAGGTAACGGCACATACTCACTTAGCAATACACCTATTGATAAGCCTGCATATAGCTATTCTGGTGTGCCTACTGGCTTCCCCCGTCAATTATTAGCTGATCCACTTGATGGCTATGTAGAAATTGCGCGTGTTACTGCCACCGGCACAGTATCGTCACTTTCAGCGCAGAACTTACCGCCCTATAAATATCTACGGACTGAAGCGCTTGTTATGCCTACTGGTGGCACAGCATTTGCGCAGATGAGATTTAATAATGACAGTGGTACTAATTATGCTCGTAAATATTCCTTGTCTTTCGCAGGCGCCACAGATACGGTAAGCGAGAATGTTTTGACTCCATCCAACGCAGTTAGAAGCGGTGGCGTTGGTTTTACGGTAACCGATATACTAAATGTTAGTAATAGAGAGAAGGTGGCTTTCTCTAGGTCAGTTGATGACGCTGGTTCAGGTGCTACCACAGTGCCAACCGGTCGTTTGTCGTTTTCTAAATGGATAAATACCAGCACAGTTATCTCCCGTATTGATCTTGTGAATAATGCTGGAAGTGGTAGCTTTGCTGCTGGCACGGAATTAGTAATATACGGTAAGAATTAGGAGCATTGATATGGCTACAAAAACATTTGGCAAAGAACCTGAAACAGAGCGCAATTATGTTGCTGAGCTTCATAAGCTTGTAGGCGCAAAATTCCCTGTGTCAGTTACTACCGAATTTGGCAAGCTGGTCAATGTTGTTTATGAGACTGAATGGAAAGAGGGCAACACTACACCTGTTGAGACTGATGAGCTTGACGAAAATGACAACCCAATCATTGATTACAAAGAGAATTACACAAAGCGCAAGCTTACAGCGGCTCAAATTAAAAAAGTTGATGCTTACATTAAGAAAAACATAGCAGAGTAGTCACATGGATGCACCAGCTAGAGTGCAGAAGTGGAATAAGACGGAGTGGGCGCTTGCCAGACAGCGTGCATTAGCCACCCTAGACCCTGTATGTGCTATATGTCACAAATATATTGATACCAGCCTACCTATGACTGATCCTGACACCGGGCAACGTAACGCATTATCAGTAGAAGTAGATCACATTACCCCACGCTCACGCGGTGGGGCTTTGTACGCGCTTGAAAACCTACAACTTAGCCACATGATCTGCAACCGCAGAAAAGGCGCAAAAATGGCTGAGGATTACGAAGAGCAGGCAGTAACTAATCAAGTACCCTGGTCCAATCAATGGTAGATGCTTGTGCTATACTGAGTACATAAGAAAAGGAGTTTTGACATGCAAGATCAAGATGAGCCAATTACCCCAGAACACGCCGCAGAGGTGGAAACTATGGGCAAGGGGGATGAATAAATGTCTTATTCAGTACGCCAATATCCAGCCAGTAGCGCTAACTACGATACCAGCCGTAAAACAATCAAAAAGATTATAATTCACCACGCCGCCAGCACCAGCTTTGACAGTATTGGTCAGGTATTTGCTAATCCTAGCAGGGGCGCATCAGCTCACTACGGTGTAGGGCGCAATAACAATGTGGATCAGTATGTGCCTGAAAAATTTACCGCGTGGCACTGTGGTAATTATCCGGTTAATCAAGAGTCCATAGGTATTGAAAATGTGAACTCTACCGGCGCACCTAACTGGAATGTAGCGGATGAGACAAAGAATACTCTAGTAGAGCTTTGTGCTGACATTTGCCGCCGTAACCCTAGCATTGGCAGATTGCAGCCAGGTGTAAACCTATTTGGTCACAAGCAAGTAGCAGCGCCAAATAAGCCTACCGCATGCCCTATGACACTGATTGACTTCCTGCCAGAACTTGCACGGCGCGTAAATGCCCTGCTAGACAGCGGTAGCGCCCCACAGCCTACACCACAGCCACAGCCAGGTAAAAAGACTAATGAGCAGATTGCAAATGAAGTATTAGCTGGTCAATGGGGTAATAATCCGCACAGGCGTAATGCTCTTATTGCCGCTGGATATGACTACAATGCTATACAGGCTATTGTGAATGGTAAAGTGGGTAACCCTACTACTGCACCGCGTAAGAGCAATGAAGTCATTGCAAACGAAGTACTTGCAGGAGCATGGGGTAATGGGGATGACCGGCGCAACCGGCTCACGGCAGCTGGATATGATTACCGCACCATCCAAAACATTGTCAATCAAAAAGTGGCTGGTAGCCCTACACCATCAAAGCCAGCACGCCTGAGCAATGAGCAAGTGGCGGATCAAGTACTAGCTGGCGCATGGGGTAATGGTGATGATCGTAAAAACCGCTTGAGTGCAGCAGGTTATGACTATGGCGCGGTCCAGGCTATTGTTAATCAGAAGTTAGGGCAGGGTGTATCTGGCAAAAAGTCAAATGACCAGGTAGCCAATGAAGTCATTGCTGGCAAGTGGGGTAATAACCCTGAGCGTAAGCAGAAGCTCATAGCAGCAGGGTACGATTACAACGCAGTCCAGGCATTAGTAAACCGTAAATTAGGAGTATAGCTATGAATTTGTTTGCCGCAGTATCTAATACGCCAGTAGTGGTATTTACCCTAGACTGGCAGGTAGTGGTCCAGCTAATTCTGGCAGTAGTGTTGCCTATATTAGTAGGATTGGTCACTACACGCGTCACAGCAGGCTCTGTAAAGGCTTGGTTGCTTGCAGGGCTAACTTTAGCCACATCAGTGATTACTGAGCTTGCAGGTGCTATATCAAGCTCTACACCATTTGATCTAGGCATTGCACTATTGGCAGCTATTCCAGCATTTGCCATATCAGTAGCAACCTACTACGGGCTTTGGAAGCCTACGGGTGTAGGTGTAGCGGCTCAGGATGTGGAAGCCACTACGCTGGTGGACCGTAATAAGCAGTAGCATTTAAACCAAAAAGAGCGCCCTCGCAACAGCGCTCTTTTTTATTGGTCAGTGTTTATTTTGAATACTGAATACTTTTATTGTACAGGTTTTGGCTTTATGCGGTCAAGTGACTTGCTACCCTTTTCACTATTACAGTACTCACAGGCTGGCTTTAAATTATCAAGGTTAAACCGTAGCTTAGGATCATGGGAGCGCGGTATTACATGATCCAGTGTCAAAGTCTCTAGTGTGAGCTTGCCCGGACACCAGGGATGGATGCGCAGGTAGCAGTACCAATTACCATTTTTATCTGGCGGATTTTTTCTAATCCATGTAGCACGCGTAACAAACCACTGCTTAGTCTGCTTGCCTATTTTCTTAATAGGTGTGCGCTTCATGCCTACCTTGCGCTTGAGTACCACTTTTGGATTTACTGGACACTGGTACGGGAAGTGGTTAGGCTTTGGATTTTGACAAAATTTGCAGGGCTTTTTTGGAAATCTATCTATACCTGACAAGTGAAACCTCCTATTACTGAATACAATAATTGTACACTAAATGCTTGTGTTATAATTACACCATAAACCAGACGCGTAGACGGGAACTACCCGGTTAAGAAAGGAGCAGGCGCAAATGGCAGAGGTAACTACAAAAGAATATGTGGCTAAGATCGCTGATTTAATACCCAGTGAAGAAAACCCACGCAGCATAGGGCGCAAAGAGTATGAAGCCCTAAAAGAGTCACTGGTTGAATTCCCAGAGATGAAGCAAATACGCCCCATTGTAATAGATGAGGATAATAATGTACTTGCTGGACACCAGCGGCTGTATGCGTTGCAAGACCTTAACTATGAGGATGTGCTTGTACTGCAAGTCACTGGACTCACTAGAAAACAAAAACGTGAATTTATGATTAAGGATAACGTCAGCTCAGGTAAATGGGATGCTGATATTATTGCCAATCATTGGGAGCTGGATGAGCTTGAGCAATTTGGTGTGCCTAAATTCAAAATCCCTGGCGGTGACGGCAGTGGTGGTGAGAAGAGCTATAAAAACCATGAGGTAACTTGCCCTAATTGTGGTGAGCATTTTGAACTGTCTGAGTCTGACGATTAGCCGGAGCGTAACACCATGTCTGATAAAAAGGGTATTACGCTAGGTGATGAGATTGAAGATGTAACCAGTGGGTTGCGCGGAGTTGCTATTGGCAAGGTTGAGTACTTAAGTGGATCAATCCAATGGATATTACAGCCACCGCTTGATGATGGTGGTGTACCACAGCGCACTGAATATGTGCCGGATGCCTATGCTAAGCGCGTAGGTGATGGCGTACGCGTAAAGCCAAAGCCAGAGATGGGTTTTCATGCTAGGAATGACGGGGGCTGAGCATGCAGGAATTACAAAAAAAGATGCGCGTAAAAACTGATGCCCTACAAAAACTACTGAGCAAGCCGGTCCATGCTAAAAAACCAAAGGGTAAAAAGAAGCCCACAAAGCGTGATTTATTCCATGAAGTATTTGAGGATTACTTTTTTAGCCTGCCGTATACAAAATTTATTCAACTTACAAAAGACTGGAATGACGTTAATCTAAGGATAGAACTGCAAGAGCAAGCAAATTATGATGCCTGGCTCAATTACTTTAAAACACTGCCGCCTAATCAAATCCGCATGCTTGCCCAGACAGGGCTGGACTTCCTGCCCACTGAGGGATATGCAGCACTGAGCCGGTGGCATGACATCATCAGTAACCCTAGCCGCATTGATAAAATCCATAAAGCCGGGCTTACCGGCGGTGTGGATGGTAAGACTAAATCTATTGTAGAGCTGGCGCAAAAGAATGACCGCTATGGCGTACTCTGTGCAATCCGTGACGGCATTGCTGCTAAGCTTGAAAAGGGTGCAGGCAACCGTGATACGGCTGATCTATCTAAACAGCTTACTGAGGTAATGACACAAATAGCAGATTATGAAAAGCGCCAGGCTAAGAGTAATAAAAAGACGGTCCTGGGTGATTTGATGGCTGGCATACCAGGTGCGCCAGCAGCCACTGAGATTAAACCAAAGCGCCCGGCAAAAAATGGCAGCGGTCACCGCCAGACTAGCTTTGCATCAAGAGTAACAATTAAAGATTTAGAGGATTAGGTATGGCACGCAGATACGGTAACCAAAAGCCACGCATTGACCAATTTAATGATGGTGATATTTGGCTGGCTGACAAAACACTAACCCTACTTGATGAATACGGCATTAAGCTACTGCCCTGGCAAAAAAAGATAGTCTACCGCTGGCTGGCAGTGATCTGGGATGAAGATGAGCAAAGATGGCGCTGGGCTAATCCTAAAGCTGGTCTGCTTGTACCGCGCCAGAATGGTAAAACAGAGATCATCATAGCCCGTATCATTGGCGGTATGATCTTTATGAATGAAGCGCTTATTTATACTGCCCACTCTGATAAAACAGTAGAAGCGGTGCGCCGCCGTGTTATGAACTTCTTTTACCAGGCAGAGGAAGAGATCAGAGACCTGCTGACAGCTGAATTTGATAAAGAGCCTAAGAGCTTAGACTATGTGGAATTGCGCGGTGGCGGATATTGCGTATTCCGTACCCGTACGCGCACTGGTGGTCTGGGTACTACCAATGACACATTGATCCTAGACGAAGCCCAGGAAGAGACTGACGCGCAACAGGAAGCGCTATTGCCTACCATATCAGCCGGTAAGAGCCAAAACAGCCAGATATTGCGTGCCGGTACGCCGCCTAGTGGTGGTGGCTCTGGTACGGTGTTTATCCGTATTAGGCAGAATGTACTTGAGGGTAAAGACCATGAGACCTGCTGGCAGGAGTGGTCAGTAGAGTTATTAACTGATCCGCATGATGAGGATGCCTGGTATTACGCTAACCCATCACTAGGCTATCACCTGATGGTGGCGGCGGTCCGCACAGAAGCCCATGACATGGCTATTGACTCATTCAATAAGATGCGCCTGGGCTGGATTGCCGGTAAGGAAAGCAAACGCGCCATCAGTGATGAAGATTGGCAGGCTACAAAGGTAGAGCAGGTAAAGCTGGAAGATAACCCACGCTTAGTGTATTGCATCAAATTTGCACCTGACGGCAGTGCCATGAGCTTAGGGGTAGGTGTCTACATGCCTAATGGTATACCACATGTAGAGCTGGTTGAGCGTAAGCCAATGAGCGCAGGCACTACATGGATCACTAACTGGCTATTTGACCGGTCTAAGCTCAGGTGGCGCAAATGCGCAAAGATTATCATTGATGGTCAGGCAGGCTCACAGCTGCTTGTAGAAGAGCTTATACGCACTGACAAGCGCATTACTAAGAAAATACTCACTCCTAACGTAAAACAGGCAGGAGCGGCTTACAGTGGCTTCCAGACAGCCGTAGAGAAGCATGAGCTAACCCATTATGACCAGCCAGCGCTAAATGGCTCTATAAAGACCGCAAAAAAGCGCTCAATAGGCAAGGATGGTATGTTTGGCTATGCCACACTCAATCCTGATTTTCAAATTGATCCTACTGAGTGCGCTGCATTCTGCCATTATGGTGCTATTAACTTTGCTAAAAACTACAAATCCGGTGGTGGTACTACCCAGAGGGTTATGATATAGTGCAATCAAGCTATCAGGGAAGTAAGACACCCTTTTAGCCCAGAACTCCAATTCGCCAAAAAATAACCGCCGTAGTCTTAGGACAGCAGGCGGTTTTTGGTATCATAGAGCTATGGAAAATGAGCCAAACACAGAAAACGTACACTACATTGATGAGTACCCACATTTGGAAGAGAAGCTTAGGCTACAACGCCTAGCACGCCCGGCGGTCCGCCAGGCGCTACAAGACATGACTAGGATTATCAAATTTGAGCTACCAGAACAGCCTGACGGCATTGCCTAGTAGATATAGACAAACTCACTAGGGCTAGCATCACGGTAGGTAACTTTGCCCCAGTGTGGTGCATTCATCTCACTGATGCGGATAGTGCCATTGTCATTTATGCCCTCTACATACACCACATGCCCTAATGCGCCGCGTGTAGTAGTGCCTACCGCGCCTTTGGCTGGTGTTGATCCTACTGCCATACCCATAGCGGAAGCACGGGCATACCAGGTATTAGCATTACCCAGACCATTAGGCAGGGATGCGCCCCGGCGGTTTTTGACGTACCAGGTACAATAACCGTAAGAGTAGGTATTACCACCACCAAAATTGCCAGAAGTGGCTTGTGGGGTAGGTGTAGCTACATTAGGAGTGACAGCAGGCAGGCTTACTGCCGCAGGTATCTCACGCTCAAGCTTTTCATCTGCCAGTGGGATAGTGATTTTATCACCCACATGGATTAAGTCAGGGTTAGTAAGCTGGGTGTTTTTAGCCCATAGGCGTTGCCAGGTGACATTATGAGCCGTGCCAATCTTAGTGAGATTGTCACCATCTACAACCGTATAAACTACCGGCTCTGATTTAACCGGCTCTTTTGGCTCTTCTTTGACTGGTGGTTTTGTATCTTCTTTTTGTGGTAGCTGTATCTGTGGTGTGTTTGATCTCTGGTAATTCAAGTTTAGTATTGATCCAATATCATTGTTTTGATTAAAGAATATTGGATTTGCCGCAGCCGTTGCAGGTGGTGTGACCATAAAAGTTGCTGTGACTGCTGATGTTAATATTAGAGTTTTCATAACGCTTGAGCCTGAAGATAAGGACAATGGCGCGGCTCTGATTTATTACTCCCATAAAGTTAATGACAATATTGAGTTTATCACGCTCATACTTTACAGTGTCAAGCTTACAGGGGTGCAGGGTATTGACAAATAAAGCCCTCTGTGATAACATAATAGTGTTATGAAACATTTAACAAACATCATCAAAAACAAATATTATCGCTTCCAGCCTGGTGAATTCCTACCAATCTATTCAGGTGGTGAGCTTATCAATAAACGTGAATTCCATGCCTACCGTATTAAGTGGATCATCCGCAACCGTAGTGCATTCTTTTACCAGCTGACTCATACACGCGGCTAATTCCTGACATCTGTTAATTCACTGCTTTTACATACTATATAGAAATGTTTATTTAAAACATTTTTATACACTATATAGAAACACAAGAGCATAAAGCTGGTTTTACACAAGTAATCCCCAGAATTCAGGCACTTTTACACAAGCGGCTTGGCAAATAAATGCGCAAGGTGCTATATTGATACCACAGCAATGAATTGGAGGGATAATGTCTTACAAAGTTAGTGACCAAAGAAAACAAACAATGATTACTAAGCTAGGTGACGCGGTGGAACTGATAGACAATCAGGCTTTTTTACCGTTTTACCGGTCCATACAGATCAAGCTTGAGAAGATGGGCAGGGCTGATGAATGGGGCAAAATGATAGAGGTAGCACTTACTAAAGAGCGCCCTAGTCATTACTTTGCTAAGCTCTGTAAAATGGTCAAAGACGGCACATACAAATTTGTTGAAAAGGTGGCAGAGGTTGCCGGTGAGCTTAGGCTATATGTGCATGACAAGCTTATTAAGTTTGGCTTTGGTAAGTATCAGAAGTATTGGGTGCGCAAAGCCCAGGAATTCATTAACGTAAACGGGCAGGCTGGCTTTGTAGAGCTGCTGGAATACGCTGAGCGTAAAGGTATCAATCAAAAATACATGGCTAGGGCGCTCAAAAACTGCAAAACACCGCGCCAGTATTACCAGCAAAACGTGATCGGCGCTGGTTATAATGGCTAAAGGGGGCTTAGTATTCACTAAAGATAACGAATACTATACACCGCCAGAAGTTGTAAAATATTTTGGTCAGTTTGACTATGATCCTGCAACAGTGCCGGCAAAAGCAAAAGAGCTTGGAATACCGAACTATGATACTATTGAAACTGATGGATTAGCCCAGGACTGGACAAAATACAATCGTATTTGGATAAATCCGCCATTTACGCGAAAGCATGAGTTTTTAGCAAAGGCGGTAAAAACATACAGGTTAGCGAAGAATGAGATATATGTGCTTTTTCCTATTGAGTTTTTGACAACTAGACGCTTCCATGACATTTGTGGGGGGGGCGCATATATGTACCTAGCGGTCGTATTAATTTTCAGAGTGGTCTTGGTAAAAAGGGCAAATCACCTGCATTTGGCAGCTGTGTACTCAAGCTGCAAGAAAAATCTGAGATTGTCTTTATTGATATTAACGAATTAAAGTAGTAGTCATGAAAGTACTGTTTTTGGATATAGACGGTGTTTGTAATTCAGCTGCCTGGGCAAAGCAAGGTAATAGCCTATGGCATGGCACTGATCCGCAGGCAGTAAAGCTGGTCCAGTGCATTATCGCGGCAACCAAATGCGTTGTCGTACTATCAAGCACCTGGCGGTTATACCCGGAGGCTAAGGCAGTAGTCCGGCGCGATGTATGCAACTTCATTGACTGCACCAAAGACATGCAGGCTGGCTCTAAGCGCGGTATTGTGCCGCGCGGTGAAGAGGTGCAGGATTGGCTCAATCGTCACCCGTCAGTAAGCCAGTACGCCATACTAGACGATGATAGCGACTTTTTGCCGCATCAATGGTTATTCAAAACGACATTTGAACAGGGCATCACAGAAGAGATTGCGGATGCCGTAATCAGTCACCTAAATGCTGGGGATAAAAAGTACTAAAAAGTATTGACGAACGGTCTACCGTTTTGTATTATCAGTAGTAACAACCGTAAACGAATTGGAGGGATTATGGGGTTGAGGGATAAGCTATTTGGCAGGCGCGAGCCTAAGCCAGTGGAAGTGCCAGCATTGTTACAGCCAGAAGACCCGGTAAACTATGACAGCGTATTGGATTGGCTACTTGGATTGAGCCAAAAAGACTACGAGCGAATGCTTAAAGTAGTCACCATTTACCGCAACGCAAATAAAGACGCTGCAAAGGTACTTCGCGTAAAAGATGAACCCACTACCCAGCTAGTATCAAAACGGCTTACAGACGAGCAGATAGACAGCGACTTAGATATGCTGCTGCAGACTGACCCGGATGATTTGAAAGCTGCTATTGAAAACGAGCCAGAACCCGAAGCACCTAAAAAGGCTCAAGCACCAAGTAAAGACAAAAAGGTAGTACCAAAAAATGATTAACCGCATACAATTATTGTTCAGTAATTGGCAGGCAGAGCGCCGCCGAGTCAATGACCTAAATGTAAAACTGGAGGGGCTTACCGATCCGACATTCATTGACCGGGCAACCGATACCAAAGAACGCCGAGTATACCTACGATTGCATGACCGGGTATATGGTCGCATGAACCGCTTTAGCAAATGGCTACACCGGCTGAATTGCCAGGAGGCGCATTAATGACTACTTACACTGATGCATTCGGCAAGCCACTAAATAAAGACGATGTACGCCTGGCTGTACAGGCAACTGTGATGAGCAGCACAGTATCAACTATGTCACTCAACCGCAGTACCCGGCTTGGAATGGTTAAGGTAGTCAACATACTCAGGCTTCTAGAAGCGGCAAATATAGTATCGCCGGCAAAAGACGGCAAGCGCCAGGTCATTATGAGGGGTTTTAACAATCATGCCGCTGCGGTAAATGCAGCACTACGGCAGCTTAAAAAGGGCAGAAAGTGAAGATCAAAATGAGTCAATTAGTCGGCAAAGTCCTACGCAAAAACGCAGAAGTCATTATAATTTTTAGAGTAGGAGGCAAATACTACCCTGCAACAGAAGAGAATAGCCAGGCATTTGAGACTTACCTACATACCGGTGATCCTAAATACCTGGATGAATTAACTAATGAGGTGACGGAGTTTTAATACGGCAGACAAGCCACTATTAACCCCAGAAGTAAACACCAGAGCCATAGAGCATCTGGGCTATGAGATAGATCAGAGGGCATTAACCCTAATATCTTACTTACTGCCAGAAGTGATGCTTAACGGTCCTGCTACCGTCATTCCTAACACGGTACTGACTGATGATGATAAATTTTGGCTTAAACGCTGGAATGCTGAAAAGCTAATCAAATGGTCAGCACCACATATCAAATTTAGCCGTAGGTTTTATGTGTCAGTATGTGAGATTTTATGGCATTCATACATTAAGGAGGATCAATAATATGGATGCAGCAATACAGGCATTCTTAGTAACCATAGCCATTGTAGGCGGTATTTTAAGCCCACTGATCCTGATTGCTTTTATAAGCACTCTGGGTAAGACAATGGAAGCAGTAGCCGCACAGCTCAATAAATTTACCGCTGAGCTAAAGCGCAAGCCACCATTTGAAGATGTAGAGGTAAATGTAAATCCTGCCACTAATGTAATGACGGTCCGCATGCTTAAAAACGGTGAGATCATCTGGCAAGGTGCATCATCCCGGCGTGATATGGAAGTGGATAACATACTAACCTTTAAGCAGACTGAGGTGACTGACTAATGGATGGTAAATCACAAGCCTGGCGTGATGCCGCAGACAAGCTTTTAGAAGCCCTGGCGCGTGACAATCAGTACATTGTGTCTGATATGGTCCAAATCTTCCTAGAGTCAGCAGACTACGGATTAAATGACTGGTCACCATTAGGCGGTGTATTCAAGCGTGCAGCCAAAAAGGGCATCATTAGCCGTATTGACCGCCCCACTAAGCAGGCGCTGTGGAAGAGCAATATTTATGTGAGGTGCAACCATGTTGAAAATTGAGCAATTTGTAGAGCAACAGTTCGGCATCAAGCTCACTAAGCACCAGCTAGAGATCATAGCCATTATTGCAGCTAACCCAGATGAGCGTGTAGCAATTCAAATAGGTGGCAGATCAGCAGGTAAAACCACTGCATTCAAAGCAGCATTTGCTTATTTGCAGGATGGACTAAAGCCAGTAGAGTCAGAAAAGGTAGATAGATTTGAAGTAATTGATGATACAGGCAGGGCTTATGTAAAAGGCTCTATATACGGATCACCCGTAAAAGTTGATTTGAGCTATCAGGATGATGGCAAAACACTTAAAGCATTTGTAGGTAAGCGAAAATGAAGCGCATAGGATTTGATTACTGGCAGGTACTAAGTCATTACCCAGAGCATTGTAGCTTTATGCTCAGTGCATTCATCAGTGAGGGTGCTGAGGTACATGTAATATCAGCCGTAGGCGGCAATTATACGCCAGACAGCGTAATTGAAGCGGTCCAGCGTATGGGCTACCCATTCAAGCCTGAAAATATCCATACAGTAGTATTTGAGCATCCTAGTGAGTCACCAGCGCTCAAGGTTGCTAAAGCAAAAAAGCTGGGATTAGATATGTTCTTTGATGACCGTGATGATGTGTGCCGGGAGCTTAACAAAGCTGGCATTATGGCAATGCGTGTCACGCGCAAAGATAACAGCACTTATGACTTAGGTGCAGAGCGTAAATAAGGCATTAAGGAGGATTGGAGTTATGCCAGAGGTGAAAGTACCGGCTATTGATCCGGTAAAAACAAATGAAGTATGTGACCATTGCGGTCAGCGCATACCACTAGCACGCAAGGAATTACTAAATAAGCAGATGGTTAAAATGCTCAAGCGTGCAGCAGGGCATGTAATGACCACCATGCAGAATGATTTTATGGTCCGGGATTTTACTGAGCCATCAGAATTTAAGCAGTATAACTGGTTTAGCCACCTACGCCTACATGGTCTGATTTTTAAGCAACGTGATGACCAGGGCAAAGAGATACGCGGCAGATGGGGCATTACCCGTAACGGCTGGGCATTCCTACGCGGTGAAAAGCAGCTCCCTGCTTATGTCCTGGTTAAAAACAACCACATTCAGAGCCGGTCAGATGAGCTTGTAGGCTTTAATCAGGTATGGCGCGGTGAAGATACCATGCAGACCAGCTTTGAGTACTTTGACGATAACGGCAAGCCCGTAGGCATCCGCCCTAACTACGGTCCATCAAACAGTAACCAGGCAAGGCTAATATGAGCCTAGACAATGAATACCCTACTAGGGAGCAATTACAATCATTGCTAGATTTTGAGGGTACACCGGCAGAATTCATAGAGCATATCAATGATATGTGGTGGGCAGATGGCTTTACTGTAAAAAATGGGCGTGATAACTTCCGTAAATCAGTAAAGCGTTGCTACCTAAGCACTTGGGGATGGTCCGGTAATGAGGATATAATTAGTGTGCTGGATCAAACATGGTTTTGGATGATGTGGTGGCGCGTAAGCAGGCGCGGCGGTCATTATGAGTTTGAAGTACCAGCAGATCAATTTAATAAAAAATTCCAGTTTGCAATGGGATTACCACATTCAAAGGTAGTGCAATGAGTGAGCCAATATTTACATCAGACTGGTTTAGCAATAACATACCCCACTGGCAACGCCATATAGATGCTACAAAGCCAATGGACATACTAGAGCTAGGCGCATTTGAGGGCAGATCAGTAGTATGGATGCTTGAAAACCTAAACGTAAAGAGCCTAACCGCAGTAGACTGGTGGGATCAGGAGTGGCTTGAAAACAAAGGGCATTTTAATACTGAGCAAAACTTTGACCATAATATTAAGCCCTACAAGAATGTAAAAAAGGTTAAAACATCCACATACGCATTCCTACGCAATGACCGGTCCGCTTATGACCTGATATACATTGACGGTGCGCATGACGGCAAGAGCGTGCTGACTGATGCTGTAATGGCTCACTATAAGCTCAAAAAGGGTGGCTACCTAATCTTTGATGATTACAGCCAGTCTACTGATCCTAACCGCATAGACCGCCCTAGAGGTGCTATTGATGCCTTTATGAAGCAGTTTAGTAATGAATATAAAATTTTATATAAGGGCTATCAGCTGATGGCTCAAAAGGAGTACTAATATGGATAAGAAGCAAGATAAATTAGTGGTAATATTGCAAGAGAGCGTAATAGCATCACTCATAAAGGATGCTGGCACATTCCTGCTATTTGGCGGTCTGATGTACTTTAATCACCGTGTACTAGCTGGTAACGGCTGGATTGACTTTGTATTTATACTTATAGTGATTATGTGGCTATCAAGCCGTAATATGAGCAAGGTATTTACTGGTCCAAAATCAGAAGCTATTAAGTGGCTACAAGATAAGTAAGATGCTGGTGCGCCCTCCAAAATGGGAGTTAATACAGTTAAATGGCTTGTTATGAGCAAGCAGCAGCCAGTACCATCTACATGTGAGGTGTAGTTTAAAGCTAAAAAGCCCCCGTTGTTGAGGGGCTTTTTGGTTTATATATAAATCTCTTTTCTAGTCCATAGCACTGGTCCAGTAGCTGTGCGGTGTGCTACACGCGGCTCTGGGCTTATTGCTTTGCCGTGACCAGGCAAAAGGCTATCAGTATCATCATCATGGTCTATAAGGCTAGGAATGCAGTAATAAACGGGCAATCCCTGCCTACAATAGAATTCACCAATCTTATTGTCATATTGCAGCTCAATGCCCTCTACAAAGTCCAGCATTGGCTTGATCTGATTACTAGGCAGTGCAATACCTACGCCCCAGAAAAGTGTATGATGCCTAAGCCACCATCCATCATGTGCTTTATTAACAGCAGCGGTGACGCGCCGTGCCAGTGGTCTAGCAGTGCCGGTATATAGGCTAATAAGCGTATCTTTTCTAAGCGCAGTAATAGCATTTACCAGATTGTCATAAAAATGAGGTGTTAATATGGCATCATCCTGTATTACTACATGCCAATCACCTTTATTGATACCGGCTTGCAGCGCACGCTTGCCAGTATGCCACTCTTCATTAACCTTATCCCATGTGATAGAAGCTTTGGCAAAAGGGTACTGCTTAAGCTCTTTGAGTAGCGCATTTGCAGCCGCTTTACGCTTAGGATGTGCCATTACTGTAACGGTAATTTTCACTTTTCCACCGCCGCTTTTACGTTTTCAAAATCGCTTGGGTAGTCAATGTCGTTTGTTTCATCATCTATAACTATGTAATTATCAAGCCATTTTTTGTGCTTATTCATTTGGCCAATAGGTACATTTGCTATAAGCCGGGTTAATTCCCAGCCGCCTATGCGATCAACAACATCAGCACGGTACAAATGCACCAGCCTATTAAGGCAGTACATTACAAATTCATGGTCCACCGGGTAAAAGCTTAATGCAAAGCACTCGCCATACGGGTAGTTAAAGCGCTTATTGCCCGTTGGCCGGCAAAACATGCGGTATAGCGGCGTTTCATCGGCAAGTATGGTGTCTATGGCCTGTTCAGTAAAATAAACGTCCCCATACATTACGATGGTGCGCTTTTTCTTGGCCCATAAGCTACTTGATGAAATGAATTTGTCGGCATCGTGGTTGTCGGGATTAAGCTTTGGCCGGTATGCGTGTACGCCTGGTATCTGGTAGCCTTTTGAAACGACCCAAACATCGTCTTGGCCGCGTTCAAGCAATAGTCGCACAATACGCTGTATGATAGGCTCGCCGTTTATAACAGCATAATGCTTTGGCACGCCCATGTAGTTACCCCACCGCGTGGCGTCCCCGGCAGCAATGATTATAATTCTTGGGTTATTTGTGCCTAAACCATGCATTGGTGCGTACCTCAAACTTTTTAAATAGTGACGTTACATGCCGGCCATATTCAATAGCCTCGGCATACTTGGTGTGCATTAGTTTATTAAATATGCCCATATCTGTTTGGTCCTGTGGGTATTCCAAGTGGTATTGGTACATATCTTGGCATAGGGCCATTACAAGCTTGCGCTCACCACCAACCACACCGCAATTAAGCAATGGTAGCGTGCCATTTTCACGTAGGTACCTATTAACGGTTGGCTCAAGGTGCCGTACCAACATCCACCTATTATTTAGCGTTTCAGCCGGCTCATCGCCAACATACAGCACACCCGGCTTAATGTGGGCAAATGGGTTGGCTACCATATCAACATCGGTAGCGTCCACCACGAACACATTATTTATGTCGCGCCGGTCCCGTAGGTATTGCCACTCCTTTAGCCAGCGTTCAAAGTATGGCGTGGTTGATATGGTTACTTTATTTGGCAAGTCAAAGCAATTATGTATTAACACAAATTCTATGCCCTTGGCCTCAACAGATCGCTTTAGCTTTTCTATCTTGGTAAAGTCGGCAGCCCATTTGGTGTTGCGTTGTGGGTCAAGTACGCCGGCAAAGTAGCAGGCTATTACAACGTCCTTGCCATAGGGTATGTATTCATTTGAAGCAGCGGCCGCGGCCAATAGCTCGTTATTCTTTTGTAGGTATGTGATCCGGTCGGCGCGTGCAATACTACTGGCCACAAGCTGGTGTTGGTCCATTGAATAAATAAGTTGCTCACTACCCACCACATCCATGTGCTTAAAAGTAGTTAGCCCGGCATTGTGTATACGGTTAGACCAGTCAAGGTGTTCATTCATGGCCTTACCATAGCGCGTGTCCATACCGCCTACCGTTGCAAGTGCCGTGCTATCAACGTACAGCATACAACCCCGGCTATGGTGGTGCGCCACAACGTTGGCGTCCTTATACACTATGGCATCGTCACCCACCGGCTTGCCGCTTGCCCAATTTTCAAACAGGTACATTAAATGGTGTTCAGGACTGGCCACGTATGGCTCATGCCAGCCCGGCTTTAACGGGTATGTATCATCGTCAAATAAGAATATATGATCGCAGTCGCTAAGTAATTCAAGGCATTTGTTTTTGGCCCGTGCAATACCTACATTGTTTTTGAAGCGGTACACTTGCACGCCGTCAATGGTTACTGGCTGTGCGCTGGCATCGTCCACTACTACAATTTTAGCGCCTGGTGTGTGGGCCTGTATGGTAGCAACCGTGCTGGCCACTAGCTTATTGCGGTTGTGTGTCGTGACGCCAATGCCAATGCTTTGTGTTTGCACGGCACTTGCTTTTATATAACGTTCATTGTTTATTAGTACGTCCAAGTTATGTTCCATTTCTTATGACTAAAACAAGTATACAACATGGCTTGCGGCTTGGCATAGAACCCCCCACCGCACAAACAAAACATATATAATTTTTTGCAAATCAATTTAATAATATTTTATTTTTCAATAACCTTGCAGGGGCGTCAAATAACAGGGGGGGAGGGCGCCCTTTCTTTACGCCAGCTAGAC